ATACGCTCCACTAGTTTGTCGTCTGTGCTGGGGTACAGGTTGAGGCCCTGCGTGTAGTTCCTGCGGGTGCGGCACAACTCACCCGGACCCTCCGCATCCAGCGCAGAGAAGAGGGTGGTGTTGTTGTCGATGTACTCCATGAGCCGCTCGATGTGAAACTGCCCCAAATCCTTGGAGCGGTTCATCAGGGGCTTCATGTCCCCGTACGTTGCCGCGGTACTTTGCTCGGACTCCATCACCGTCACCCCATTGTTGACGATGCGGACCCGGATGAAAGGCAACGCTTCGGTGAAGGCCAACTGTACCAACGCCGGGGCTATGTAGTCCTCCATCAAAGTTTCATCATTTCCTGAAATCGTCCCCGCCGCAATCTTGGTACGGAGGTCGTCATACAGAGACTGCCCCAAAGCGGGCAGGATGTGAAGCTCCTGGGCAAGGCGGATGTAGGGTCCGAGGATTTCGTCGTCCACAGACCCGCCGAGGGCGGTCTCCTTCTTGAGCTTCGCCGGGGAGATGAAGAGAATGAGGTTCGCCATTATCGGGGGGTGGTAAAGTCTTTCGGTTCAAGGAAGCCACGGTTGACCATATCGCGGGGGCGCTGCGCCACTTTGGGGTCATTGGTCTGGAGTCGCTCGGCATCGGGTCCAGCGGCGCGGATGATGCGTTGAGCCTCGCCAACGGAGATGCGCTTGTTGTTCTTCTTGAGGTACGTCCGGCGCTGCCAGAAGTGTTGACAGGACCCGCCCCCCTTATAGAGCCAAATGTCGTAGGTGTCCGCTCCGCGCGGTCCCCATCCGGGATTCACGGCACGCCCGGACGCGGCCATGATGTCCTCCTTTCGGTAGACCTTGCCGGCGCGGATCATCTTCCGACAAAACTCCCGGGTGTTGTCGGCCACAATGTCCGGGGCATACTTGTACCGGACCTTGATGAGGTCGGTGTCTTGGTCGCTCTTTCCGGCAGGGTTGGAGGACGGAACCCGTGCGAAGGTCCACATGGCATCGAATCGCTCTTCAAGGTCGTAGTCCACCTCCCGCTCGTCGATGAGCTCGTAGTCTTCGTCTTCATCCTCTCCAAAGGCAATCAGGATGTCGGCGGATGCGTCGGGGGTGTGGGGGCGGCTGAACTCCTCCTTTTCCAATCCTTCCTTCTCCTGCTCGTCTGTGCTTTGCGCCTTGACCGTTTCCACGTCGATGAAGTCGGCAGGCTTGAGGGTCTTAAAGTAGAAGTCCAGGTCGATGCCGTTCACCGAGAAGATGGCTTGCAGGCCGTCCAACAGGGTGCGTTGGAACGGCTTGACCACCGTATTCTGAAACAGGCTGAACGAGTCCCGAAGTTCGTCGGCGTTGTTGCCGAAGCCGGACCCCTCTCCTCGGATGCCAAAGAGCAGGGGCGACGTGATGCGGTGACCGGCCAAAATCTTGGTGGTGCATTCCGTGGCCAGGAACTCATACATCCCGTCGTTGTCGTTCGGGTTGACCGGGGTCAACTGGGGCGCGGAATCGCTCCCGTCGTTGAACGAAATCAGGAGTCGCCCCGCATTGGAAGACCCGCTGAACTTCTCGTTCACATGGCGCTCGATGGTGCGCCGCTCCTCATCGCTTGGGATGCCGTTGTTGAACGACAAAAGCATGGACGGGAAGAGGCCGTTCTTGATGTTGTTGAGGTGGAAGGTAGATACCTCCCTGTCGAGCTCGATGTAGTTGGTAGAACCCACATAATCCGGCAGGCCGTAGTAGAAGATGCCGGGCTGGTATGCCTTGATTTGGTACACGGAAGCCGGCTCGGTGCGGTCCTCCGTATCCCATGCGGGGTACTTGACCGGAGCGTACCGTGGCTCCCGCATTCGGGACCAATCCGGGGAGACGTAGTAGCATTCGACCTTCCCCTGGGCATCGGCAATTCCGGAGCGCACCGTGTGGGCCGGCAGGAAGCGAAGCTCGGCCACCTCCGTCCGGACGCGGTTCCAAATTACTTGGACGTAGCACTGACCGTACAACTTCAGGTCGAAGGACAGTTGGCGCAGGATGTCCTCGTCGGAGTTCTCGAAGAGGCGCTGGGTCTTCATCCATTGGTCCGGCTTCTCTTCCCGGTCCGTGGCATCCAACCCCTCGCCGTATATCATCTCAGAGACGCCGTTGACCACCGCGCTCTGGATGGCGCTACCAAGGTACAGGTCCCGCAGGTAGTCGCCGTAGGCGTTGTCATAGCCATAATCCACCCAGTCCCGACCGGTCTTTTCCCTGAACAGGGGCAACTCGTGGGTCGGGAGCCCAAAGACGTTGAACTCGTGTTTACTCATAGTAGGTGAAGGTTGAAGTCTCGTCGACGTGGCTGGTGAAGGTGGTCTCCTGATATGCCCCATCCTCGGTGGTAAGATACCCCAAGCCCTTTTCTAAAATCACGTCCGAGGCGCTGATGTCCTCGACGTCGCTGACGGAAGCCCGCTCGACAACGCGGTATTGGATGAACCCCTCCGGCCAGCTTGCGCCCGACAGGTCGACCTTGGAATCTCCGGCAGTGGTAGAGGCATCGAAGACGAAGGTGGTAAAGCGGTCCGTCACGGTGATGGATTTGGCATTGACCATGACCGTCTTGTCCGTGGTGAGGCTCTTGATTTCCATCCCCAAGGCCGCAATGGTCGCGCCATACTCTGCCACGTTCGCGGCTCCACGCTTTTCCTTGGGCGTGATATAAACCGTGTTCTCGACGTCGCTTGCCTTGTTCTTAACGACCACAATCATCAATGGAGGATATAAGAAAGGGCCGCCTCTCGGCGACCCTTCCACAAACACACGAACGAATAACGGTCCTTAGCCCGTAGTGATGGTGATGTTGGAGTCGGTGGCGATTCCGTCGAAGGGGTACTTCGCGGTTCCGATTCCGGCGGTGGGCTCAACCAAGTAGTAAGGAGCAGCTTCCCGACCGGCGAAGGTCAGGGTGTGTCCCGACATCTCGTTGCGAGCGGCACCGCTTGTGAGCGTGCCTCCGTTTAGGTCCATCCCGTGGGTGGCTCCAAACAGGAACAGGTTGTCGTTGTTGTCCAAGACAAAGATTTGAGAGCGGTTCCGGCTGATGAGGCGGAGTTGCTCGGGGTCTGCTTCTTGGTGCTTCTGAAGGACCACGTTGAGCGTCTGCTCGAAGAGAGAGGCGCCCGTGGCGGGGTCCGACTGGACGTTGATGGTGAAGGACGACAGGTCCGGGCGAAGGTCGTACTGGAGTACGGTCATCGTCGGAAGGTCCGTAATCGTGAACGTCTCCCCCGAAGAGGTGGAAACGGTCGCGGATCCTGCCGTACCGTCACCCGTCCCCGCGGCGGTCACAAGGCCAGCCGCGAAGTTGTTGACGAAGAAAATCTTCGACAAGCCTCCGAGGGCGTCCTTGCAATCCAGCGCGCGGCCGAGGGTGATTGTACAAGCCATGTATCAGCTGAATGCGAATCCAACAACACCGTCAGCGGGGACGGCAACGTTACAACCAACGGCGAAGTTCATCGTGACCTTCACGTTGTCGCTTCCGTCGTACTGATACACGGGAATCAAGGCGGCGGCCTCGTTGCCGGTGTAGGCGTTCGTTCCGACCACGATGTTGTCGGGGTAGGTGAAGGCGATCACGTCGGCAGAGTTCGGGATACCGGCAGTCGGGTAGACCGGGTAGCCGAGGTAGGTTGCACCCGTCAGGGCTTGGTTGTAACCTGGGCCCGTGTTCTGGGCGGCCTGAGCTTGCAGGAAGAAGGCGTAGGCCTCGTAGCTGACGTAGAACCCGCAGCCCTCCTTCTGGAGGATGCCGGGGATGGCGGCGGCAGCAGCGAAGACCTTATCCATCTCGCCAAGGATGTTGGCGGCGGTGAAGGCAGCGGCAACCACAGCCTCGGTGAAGTCAGCCATGGCGGAAGCGTCGATGCCAGCCTCGTCAATCACTCCGTCATTGGAGAGGAGACCGAGGCCCCACACGGCGCCAGCGTCACCGGCCCACAGGAGAGACTCCAAGGACTTACCGGCTTGGGCGGCGGTGGAGGCGAGAACGAACTCACCGAACTCCGGCGGGATGTTTCCGTCCCGGCGCATGGCACCCTGCGCGGCGATGAACGTCGGGAACATCGTCTTGCGGCAGATGACCTCCTTGACCATCAAGTCGTTGAGGGTCACAACCTGCTCCGTAAGGGAGAGGTCGGCACCGTCCGTGCCAGCGCAGTCAGCGGCTTGGATGACGTCGGTGAAACCGAGGTTGGAGATGACCGCCTTGTGGACGACGCCCTCGATGAGGCGGCAGCGGTTGTTGGTGATGGTCTCCGCGCCGGTGATGGCAGCGGTGACGTACGGCAGGGCCAATTCACCGGCATAGGTGTTGTCGGTTACCGTAATGTCGAAGTCGTACTTCTTGGACTTTGCGGGGATCATGAGAACTGATTGATGTGGTTGAGGGCGCGGTTGACGCCGGTCAAGTTGGGGTTGTCTTCTTTCTTGAACTCCTGCTTGGGGAGCACGCGCTCGGGCTGGGCGGCAGGTTCGTCCTCCAGCTTTGCCAGGCGCTTGTTGATGGCTTCCAATGCCACGGCCATCTCGTGGGTGAGGTCGGTCAGGGCGGACATCTCTTCCTTGTCCTTCTTCTCTTCCTCCATTTCTTCTTCCTTCTTCTCCTCTTCCATCTCCTCTTCAGCCTTGGCCGGCTTCATGGCGTCCTTGACGACCTCCACGATTTGCTCGGCGACCTCCTCGGAAATTTGGAACTTGTCGACAAGGGCGGCCTTCACCGCGCTCATCTCGTCCTTCTCTTCTTCTTCCTGCATCTCCTCCTCTTTCTTCTCCTCTTCTTCCATCATGGCAACCTTGGAGTCATCGTCGACTTTGAGCTCACCGCCGTCGGCGAGTTCGTAGGTGCCAGCTTCGAGGGGTGCGGCTTCGCCGTCCTCGCTCATCACGCGGACGTCTACACCGGCGGAGAACTGCTCGGCTTCGGTTGCAACGACCCGACCATCTTGGAGGCGGGCTTCGGCGTAGAGGTCCTGGCGCTCCGCATCAACTACGGAACGGACGGCCTCCTTGAGTTTTTCAATCACGGACATGGGTCGAGTTTTCATGCGGGGATATAACCCGCGTTTATTCGTTGGCAAGTAGGGGGTCAAGGGCTTCGTGCGTCTTGCACGGCATGTACATAACCCGGTCGTTAATCGTGTGCTCGTGGTGTCCCTCACAGCCCAAAGCCTCGGCCATGAGATTGGCCTCCAGTGCGGTTGCGAAGAGCGGCTTGCCGTCGAGGTATGCAGCCGGCTCCAACACCTCCCGCAGGGCTTCGGCGATGGTCTCCACCGTGACGTCCTCCATCTTGATGAGCTTGTCGATGAAGTAGCCCTCGATGCTGAAACCCCGATACTTCTTGTCTTTGACGTCCATCCAGACGTCGGAATTGTGGACCTTCACCGATACCATCCAAGTACCGACCGGGACATTGAACCCGTAGACGGCGGCCTTGTCTTTGTCCTTGTCGGCCACGATCCAAGACTCAAAGATGGAGAGTCCGTCCACCTTGGAGCGGTGCTCCACGGTGTACTCATCGTTCCGCTTCTGTTGCATGAACAGCTCGGCAGCCTTGGCCACGGTGTCCTTGGAGAAGTACACCTCGAACTCCTCTTGGCTCTTCTCGTCGTAGCGCGGGATCATCTTGTCCGGAATCAAGGCCGGGCCGATGAGCATCTGCCGGTCCTCGTCGATACGGGCGAGGGTCAATTTCTGCTCCTTGTTGAAGTACACGAAGTTCTCCTCGATGGCGGGAAACTTGACCAAGGAGATGGCCTCCACGCCGAAGTCCTCCTGTTCCTCGTCAATCAAAAGCTCCACGGTTCTCATAGCGTTGTCTGAATTTGCAGCTCTCTGTCGAGGGCTTGTTTGTTGCTAATCTCGTTCGAGACTACATATGCCCGAACGGGTTCCGGTGTGGGTTGTCCGGCTCTCGGAACGAGGGTGCCCACGTCCACCCCAATGGATTGGGTGCCACCGCCAAGATCGCCACCACCGCCACCATCGCCGGGGTCTGTTCCTCCAGGGGTGTTGAACTGGGTTCTCTTGATGGCGGCCACCCGTGCCAATCCGGAAGCGGTTGCGGCGGCGGCAGCCAAAGCCGCACGAATGGGAGAGTCCGGCGTTGCGGTGAGCTGTGAGGTAAACGCCTTCTGCGCGGCCATGTAGGTGGACACCAAGGTCTCAGCGATGCTGATGGCCTTGTTTCTTTCGAATGCTTTCTTGTTCTCAGCAGTACCCCCTCGGCTAAAGGCTTCGTTGAGGTTCGCCAAAATGCTGAGGGTCTGCGTGGCCGTCTGGACTTGAATCTCTTTCTTGGCTAACGCTGCCGCCCGCTCCTTTGCCAAGTCTTCTTGCCGGTACTTGTCATTCAATGCGTCGACCTCGTTGGCGTATTGGTCAAGGACCGACAGGCGCATTTCGTGGTTTGTTCCTGCGGCGTCCATCAAGGCCATAAAGGTGGCGTCCAGGTCTGCCATCTCCTTCTCCCGCTCGGTCATGCGACGCGATTTCAAGTCGCTGTTAAGCTGTTCACGTTGCTGAAGGGACACGTCGGCGTGCTTGGCGAAGAGCGCCTCCAACTCCGCGATGAGCTGGGCGTTCTCTCCGGCCTTGTCGAGCTGTGCGTTATAGAAGTCTTCGATGGCAAGGACCTCCCGTTCCATTTCGGAAAGACTGGCCCGTTCGCGCTGGTCGAGAGCGTCCACCACCTCTTGCTGGGCTTGAATGATGGCATCGGCCGCCTCTCGTTCTGCCTTCTTTTTCGCGGCGGCAGCATCTGCGATGCGCTGGGCTTCTTCCTCTGCCTTGCGTGCCGCTTCGTTGCGGATGGTGTTGAGCTTGTTGTTAAGCGTGGTCTGAAGCTCTACCGACTCAGTGCGGATGTTGATGAGGTTGGCCTCAAGGTCGGCCAAGCGTTGCAGGTCCTCATCGGAGCTGTCGCTCATTGCGGCCTTCTCTTGGGCGATGCGCAATTCCTCGGCGGCGATGCGTTCCCGTTCCGCCATGAGCCCTTTCTCAATGTCGATGGCTTTCTGTGCGGCGGCCTCGCGCTCCTCTAAGGTGCGGGTCGTGTCCTCCGCCACCATGTTGAGCTCCTTGATTTCAGCGCGATCCTTGGCACGTTGAACGGTTAGCGCCCGTTGGGAGTCGGTCAGGGCTTGGGTGGCCCGCTCCAATTCCATCGCCTTGTTGACGGCCTCCTGAAGAGAGCCGGGCAACTCGTCGAGGGTTTCGCGGTACTGCTTGACGGCGGCCTGTGGGCCCTTGCTGAACAGGTCCACAATGAAACCGCCAATGGCTTGGAAGCGTGCGGTAAGTTGCTCCACCACCGCACCCAGTCCGGCCATGATGGTCTTGAGCATTCGTGCCCCGCGGCGGGTCTTCGTGAAGGCTCCGACCAGTGCCGTGACCCCAACCACAAGCGCCCCAATGCCGGTGGCAATGATCGCGGCTCGGGTCAGCTTCAGCCCGGTGACAAAAGCCTTGGTCCCCTGGGCCGCCTTCTTAAATCCGGACACGGCCCCACCGGTGGCCATGTCCAGAGCCCCGGACACGCTGGCCCCGTCTTCTCGGGCGGCATTAAGTTCGTCGGTAAAGTTGGCCAACTGATTGGCGGCCTCGCCGAGTCCTTTAACCTTTACGTTGATTTCGTAGTCCTGCGCCATTGCTTACTCCGAGCAGGACTTTCCGCCACCACGGGCGACCCCACTCATAGTAACCATATAACTGAAGGCAATCCGGATTCCCCCTGAGCTCGTAGGCGGCGGATACCTCAAGCACGCGGGGGATGGCTCTGCCGATGTCGTCCAAGTAGTTCTTCATTCTTGAATCAGCACGCGGTCATTGATGCCCGCCAAGCGTGCCCCGGCTTCGGTCAAGATGGCATCCCGGTACTCCACCTCGTTGGTGGCGTACATCCGCACCATCTCCACCTCCATGGTCCAGTTGATGATGGTGTCCGCCTCTCCGGTCACTTGGAAGGTGAGCACCCCGCCCGAAATGGACGCCGATGGCGCACGGGTTCCTGGGGAGCCGCTGGACAACGTAGTGCCCGAGGTGAGGGTGAAGGTGACCGTCTCGGCCCTGCCATTGGCAAGGAATCGCCACGTCTCGAACTTGGACTCGAAAGCCGTCCCCGATGTACCGCCCACGGTGGTCGTAGCCACCCGCACCAAGCCCGTGGCGATGGTATTCTTGTCGACCTTGATGACGCTCCCCAACGGAGGCTTGGCATCGGTGGCAACGGCGTTTGTGGTTTCCGACGTGAGCGGGAATGTGTCGTAGATGGTTTGGGTTCCGCTGCCCTCATCGGTAGAGACCACGGTACCCCCAAATGGGGAGACCGGCCCAGGGGTGTCGCCGTTGGTATTCGGCACCGGGTCCTGTGGGTCCGTCGGTGGGTATGGGGGCACCGGGTCGCCCTCATCGGAGTCGGGGTTCTGCCAGCGGCAGACGCTATTCTCCTCGTCGTAATAGTACCCATACGCCTCACAGCATACGAGGCCCGGGTCCGTGGTGGTGGCTCCGCTGGCGTCCTCGAAGGTGACCGTCCCATTTGCGTTGGATTGGATGGGGACCTGGTCGCATCCGCCTGTATTCTCCCGTCCGAGATCGCGCAGGAACTTGCACAGGGTACTCTCGCCCGTGCCGATTTGGTAGCCGGATACCTCCGTTAGCTTGTACGCTGCCCCGAGGATATGGACGCGATTGTTAAACCGCAACGCCCGAATGTCGGAAGGGGTCAGGTATAGGTGAGCCTCAAATATCCGCGCGTCCGGATTGTAGATGTCGGCCAGATAGGACGCCCAATAAGTCTTATGATAGCCCCCCACCCCGGGTGGGTTGCCATTAATGAGGGCGTGGTTGGCCTCATATACGCGGTCGTTGTTGTTCCAGAATAGGTGCCGGGAATCGTCCTCCGCGGGGGCGTCCTCATAGGGTGAGCACAGCTGGTATTGGGTCAGGGCAGACCCTCCGATATAGAGGGTTTCGATGGTGTCCTGTAGGCCCGTAGCGTGGAAGAGTTTCGGGGGCTGGCTCTTTGGCTTGACGCCTACCCCATCCAGCTCATACGAGCGGTGGATGAGTACGTTTGACAGCTCCGTGATTGGGTCACCCTGGAGGGTCGGAACCCGATAGACAAAGAAGGGCGCGAAGACGGGCGCGTTCTTGAGTTCACCCGTGGCGAATTCGTCGTCTATCTCCTGCGAGTATTGACCAAAAACGTGCCCCAGTCGGGACAAAGCGTCGACGTTACCTACGTCCCCGCTGTCCTTGTCACCCAGTTGGATGCGGGAGGACTTCAGGGAGGAGGTAGGCGATAGGGTCCGCTCCTTGTCGAGGTCGAGCTTTTCGGTCCAGTAAGCATCGGTGCCATCTGCTATCCAATCCACATACGGCTCAATGAGGAGCTTCTTGGGATCGTCTGGGACGGACTCGATGACGAGGTTGAACCGCTGGCAGAGGTCGGAGAAGAATTCCTTCTGCTTGACCCGTGGCATGGCCCGTGGGATATCGACCACCCCACCGGGGGCAAAGGTGCAAAGGAAATGAGAATACGCGAATTGAGGATCCTCGATGCCTTGCCCTAAAACGCTGATGGTGGTGCCGCTCTGAAGCTGCGCCGAAGGGAAGAAGAACTCCACCTGTACGGCGTCGTTCTGTTGGCATGGAGCAGATACCGCCCATTGTACGGTCTGGTCGTTTTCTGCCGTGGTGAGGGTGAGCGTGGTGGACCCGATACTCGTCGGACCTCGGGAGATTCGAGCGATGATATCCACGCTCTCCCCGGCCCCAGCTCCAATCAGTTGGAAGCGGACCTTCGCCTCGAAGTGGTGCGTCCCAGCCGCAGCACAGATGTAAGCATTGGAAGCCGTGCTGAAGTTGGAGTCCGTATCGAATCCGCCGAAGCTGACCACGTTATTGAAGGGGACCTTGTTCCATTGGTCTTCGTCGGCATCGGTGAAGGAGTTCAATCCAAACTGACAGACTGCCTTCATCTGCCCTGCTGCCGTAGCTGCCACCCGTTCGGTATCCCCGCCGAGGGTCATGTAGATGGTCTTGAAGTAGGCGGAGTTCAGGAAGTCAGACTCGTAATAAAACCCGTTCGAGATCAAGATTCGGTCCACCACCTCGTGGAGGCGGATGGCCGGCTTGAGCATGTCAGGGAAGAGGCCCGTCTCCAACGCATTGGAATCCATGAGACCGTAGCCGGATTGGGCCACCAAGGGCTGGGTGTCAGCACGGAGGCCGTGGTCGGCTATCGGAATAATGACCGTCCCGTCGTCCATCGCTGCCGGGTTCTGGCAGATGTTGTTCCCGAGGTCTTGGGAGTCGATGACGTTGGCCGCCGTGTTCGCGTAGTTATAGGAGGTGATGTACGCCGAGGGGGTTGATTTAAACGCATC